GAGATGGCTTCCTGTAGGGCTTCGTGGATGATGGTGCCGAGACCAGTCACCCAAGCGCCAGACTCGTCCATGGGCTCAGTGGGGACCGCACCGATAGCGGCGTATCCCTGCTGGCGCATACAGCCATAGGCAGACGAGTAGCGAAGAGGCGTACCCTTAGCCGTGGGCTTCGGGACTTGCGCCTTCTCCAAAAGTTCAGCCGCCAACAGATGCGTCAGCGACGGTTCCAATACGTACCTCATACTCACTCCTTGTTCGTAGGTGAACCTACTCTACACGAGGAGTGTGACACTTGTCAAATCAGAAGCGGGCCACCGAATTCAGGCAGGTCAGATTCCTGCTTGATGGCGATGAGATTCGCCTTGACGTAGGAGATGTTGTGCTGTTGGTGGAACTGCGACGGGAAGTAGGTGATGAGCCGTGACGCCTGGAAGCGAACAGGGCTGTCGATGAACTTGTTCATGTTGGCGTCGGTGTAGTACCAGAACGAGTTCTCGTTCCAATAAGAGACATGGGTGGGGTCTTGGTAAGCGCCACGCCCGTCAGTCGAGGGCACGTTGATAAGCGCCATGCCACCGTGTACCAGCAGTTCGTAGAAGCGTTCGATCGTGGCCTGCTTGTCCGGCAGGTGCTCAATGAAGTCGCTGGCACGGATGAGGCCAACCGGCTTGTCGGGCTTCCAGTCCATGAAGTCACCCACCCAGTCCACCCCGGGGCCGGCGTTCATGTCGATGCCGAAGTACCCCTCAGGCTTGCCGTGTGCGGCGCCGAGGTCAATGGCGAGGTAGTCGTTGTACTCGCACCACTTGAGCATGGCCTTCTCGATGTTCTGGTCGTACATTTGTACGGTCAGTTCTTGAATGTTCTGGTTCACCTTAGGGATGCGCTGGGTGTTGTCCTTGTGCATCCGCTGGTAGTACACGGCCTTGGAATCGAGCGAGCGAACGAAGGGGCCCACCTGATACAACTGCGTCATGATGTCTTGGTCATCAAGGATGGGAATGTCGGGGTTGTACCCGTTGGTCTTGCGGTACGCCTCGGCGTTGATGGCACGGTAATGGTTCGGGGCGAACCAGATGTAGTTGAGGTTGTGCGGGTGAGGCGGGAAGATCAAAGCGGTATGGAAACCGTTCTCTAGCGTGGCGTAGCGCCAGCCGTAGTCTTCACGGAAGAAATCGGTGTCAATACCCCCATCGGCGGTCATCTGCGACGTGGCGCCGTAGTACAAGGATGCTTCGGGCATCCACTTGTGCTGTCGCTTGATGTCGGCCAACACCCCCTCTTCAAGGGTGTCATCGTGGTCCAACTCTAAATAGACATCACCGATGGGGGACTGCTCTAGCGCCCAACGCTTGTAGTACCCGACAGTCTTCTTCTTGTCGGGACAGCGATAGACACGGACACGAGGATCGTGCGCAAACTCAATTACGTCACGAGCTCCGTTGTTGAGAACGATGATCCACTCCCACTCCTGATTCGTTTGTGCCAGCAGGGAGTCGTAAGCCGCCTGTAGGTACTTAGGGTTGTGGGTGGGGGTGAATACCGTAATCATCAATAAATCTCCACTAAACGTTTCATGATCCACTCTACTACCGGAACCGCAACGGCATTGCCCATTTGCTTGTAACGAGCTGTGTCGGCCTGCTTCACCAGACCCTTCACTGGGTCAACCCGAGCCTCAGTCCAGCCATCCGGGAAGCCCTGCAAACGCTCGCATTCCATGGGGGTGAGGCGTCGAACGGTAGACGGAGGAACCGCAACCGATGCGTATTGCGCCCTGTCTAGCGTGTAGGACGGAGCACCGGCCTCGCCAATACCAGTACCATTCTGGTGCTTCTCAACTTCTCTGCCATCGTCAATCGGATAAACAACACTTGGAGCTTCTAGGACATAGTGGTGGCTGTCAACCGTTTCGGTTCCCTTGGCGCACGACATCCCTCTGGCGGTCAGTGGACCAACGGTGGCGTCGTTTAGTTCGTCTTCCCCCACGCTCAGGTATCCCTTTTCCGCTTTGAACAAGTCACAGCGGATGCCATTAGCGGTCATAGTTCCCGCAACTTCTTGAGTGTTCGTGTATGCCAAAAAAGTTTGTTGCTTCATCCCAGGCTGTGCCTGCAAAGCGCCTGCCACGTCACCGAGGTCACGAACTTCATCCCTCTGGTTCTGCGTAAAGGCCATCGCCACCATTGGCACATTGTTGCCGCCGGTTCCCATGAACGCCGAGAGAGTGTTCACGGTGCCTTCCTGAATTCTGGCACCATCGCGTCGAGACGGATCAAAGACAACTAAATGGCCAGAGTTGACATCTTGGTTGGTAATCGTTGACTTGTGGTAGAGCTCTGCCGGCAAGCAATTCGCAACGGAACGCTCTTCATTGCTGGCATCAATAAGGACTTGTTCATTGGTTTGGTTTAGCGTTAACGAAATGTTTTCGCTAACCAACGGACCCTTGCCCCCGCCACTTTTGCCTTCTCGCATGGTGACAAGAGCTGGTAGGCACACTGCCGCACCGTCAACCCCAACACGAATGGTCGGGAAATGATCAGAGCTCGGCTGTGGGTCTAGTCCGTTTTTGTGGCTAAAGCCGATAGCAAGGCTGTCTCCAGCATCTTCGGCAACTGCTTTCCTCTTCTTGCGGCGCGACGTAAAATCCCCTCGCAAGCCCTCTTCGAGAGCAAGTACTTGTCCAGGTGCGGACCCGTCCTCTCCAAGACTTGCGACAATGAACACTCTACGGCGTCGCTGGGCAACTCCGAAGTACTGAGCGTCAAGCACACGCCACCCGACGCAATACCCCCGCTGAGTAAGCGCCCCGATAACGGTTCCCATGTCTCGTCCTCCGTTAGATGACAGAAGGCCAGGGACGTTTTCGAGGACGAGGTACTGCGGGGAGAGCTCTTCCACAAGTCGAATAATCTCCCAATAAAGGCCGGAGCGTTTTCCGGCAAGACCGGCTCGCTTGCCCGCGACCGAGAGGTCTTGGCAGGGGAAGCCGCCGGTGATAATCCCTCTAGAGGGAACGAAGCCTGCATCAGTCAAGTCCTTTCCGGTAACGGTAGTTACGTCACCAAAAATAGTTGTGTTAGGGAAACGGTGCTTTAAGACACCTTGGGCGTTGGGGTCAATTTCCACGGCGGCAACCACGTCAATGCCGTTGCGCTCCATGGCGAGGTCAAAGCCTCCAACCCCAGCAAAAAGTGATACTGCGGTTAGTCGTTCAGAGCCCATGAGTTCTTCCTGATCTTTCTCATACGAGCTTCGACGCGACGTTGCTTACGGCTCATGCCGCCAAACATCCCCACACGAATATCGTTCTCGATCGCATACGTCAAGCACTCTTCCTTTACAGGGCACTCTGCGCATACTTGCTTGGCTACGTCATACTTGCTTGAATTCTGGGGCGTCCTGTCATCAGGGAAGAACAAGTTGGTGTCCATCCCCTTGCAAGCCGCCTGCTCAGTCCATTTCCTATTGCTCACATCATCTCCTTTGTGTTGCGTCTAACTATACAACATTTCCTGACACTTCGGACAGTAGAACCACCAGCGCCTTACAACGTTGTTGTCTAGCGTCGTGTGGTCGCACTCGGTGATGTTGTAGTTCACCTGTTCGAGCACTTCCTCTAGGGCGTCAAGCACTTTAATTACGTCGCAGGGTTCATCAAACCCAACTTCTCCGCACTCAACACATTGAAAGTAGGGATTTTCATCCTTGCCAGGATCGTCCCACACCCAGTTCCTGTGCTTCTCGCGCAGTGCTTGGCGTTCTTCGGCGTTCATAGTTTCTCTCCACACTTAGGGCAGTAGGTGAACCACACCCAGTCACTGATACCTTTGTTGGTGTAGGGGATTTCGCCACCTTCAAGGTGGTCGCACTAATTTGTGGGCATCACATCAGAAGTGCCACTTGCACGGATTTCCGGCGTTTCGTTTTCGTTGCTCATAGTCCATACTTCTTTCGTAGAAACTTCTCTAGTGTGACGCCTTCGTAGCGTCGGCACAAGTAATCCAAAGACACAAACATCGGGTCATAAGACCCGTCTCGAACTTCGTGCTTGACGATGATACCACGCCAGTGAGCGTTACCCTGCGGGCCCTTGTAGTCCTCGTCGTGGAGGTAGCAGGCACCTGCGACAAGCCCATGCTGGCTCTGGCCGGCAACGAACCGCAGGCCATACATGAGGGTCTGCTGGTGTCCCATGGTGAAGGTGTGCCCCACGTTCTTAAGGCGTGATTCGACGTTGCCACCGAGGGGCTTACCCGTCATGGGGTTGTAGAAAAAGTGGGCGTATGCCACACCGTCGAGCCAGAGAATCTCTCGGAAGGGGTGGGTCTGCCAGCCGGTCGTTTCGTAGTTGAGGTCAGAAAGAGAAATGACGCCCTCTAGTTGGGCGTCCATCTCAACTGCTCGGTTGATTCGATCTTCGTGGTTCCCCATAAGGATGTGGCGGTCGGGGTGCCAGCCTCGGTGCTTGGTGGAGCGCCGGGTTTTGTTGAGCTCTTTAATGGGAGCGTTTAGGATGTCCCATGCGGCGTTAGCGGCATCAATGTCAATGCGGTAACGTCGGCCTTCCATTGCTCGCTTGCCCTTGTCGTACATGGACAGTGAGGGCATATCGGCGTGATCACCCAGGTGGATAATGCTGACTGGCTGATCCTTGAACTTCTCAACGATGTACTCTCCGATCCAGGAGAGATGGTCCGTGGGGACGCCTAACTTGGCTTGGGTATCGGGAATGACAATGTGTGTGGCCATGTCCCACAGACTAGCACAAGTTGTGGGTAAATTGGTGGAACTAGGCCGCTAGCGACAGCGCCTTGCCGATCTCAGAAGGGGTCGTAGTGTAAAGGTCAGTCCAGTAACGGGCCGGCTTGAAACCAGCGTGTAGCAATGCTACGGCCACAAGCCCTGAGCAAATCCACGTTCCGTTCTTCCTGAAACAAATTACGTCCCAGATAAACATATCCACGGCGCAACTGACGATGGACAAGAAGCCGTATTCAAGCCCCACCTGTGCGTTCAGATACTTGAGGAACAACTCACGATCCACCGTTGCCGGGAGCGGCACCACCTGGAAGGTGCCGCCCGGCGCAACCGAGTCAAGCGTGTGGGTGTTAGTTACCCCGTGCGCTTCGGCCTGAATCACCACCCAGTCGCCGTTGCTGTCTTGATGGGACAGCACGGCTACGTGGTTCCATTTCGAGAACTGGTTGGGTTCATCGTGTCGTTGTGCGAAACGGATGGACGCCGCAATTAGTCCCTTGCTGTGGCAGAGAACTACGTCACCGGCTTGCATCGAGGGCGTCCAGTCGTTTTTCAAGGGATTCTAGTCGAACTGAATGTTCCGTGTCAACCGCGCTCTCTAGGTTCTCATGAGACCACTTTGTAGCGTGCTGTGTGGCGTACTTACCAACGACCCCAATGGGCAACACACCCACCCATCCCTGCCAGCCCATATGGGTCAATTGGTAGCCGGAGTAGGAAGCAAGGATGATGTTCACATAGTCGGATACGGCATCGAGGTTGCCTGCCAACTTGTGCTTGCCGTTGGCTACGGCGTCGGTCAAGACGGTGCCAAGGATGTCACGAACGATCATGGCTAGACAGCCAATGCCGGAGTAATATAAAACCTTAAGCCACATCGTTACGCTTCTCCAGCAAGGTCTTGAGGTGTGCTATTTCCTGCTTCTCCAACTCTAGAATTTCCCTGATGGCCCTACCGTCTGCCTGCATCTGCTCGAATACGGCGATGCCTACAACGCTCTCAATGAACAGAGCCATGTACGAAG